TCTGGCGTGGATATCTGTCCTGCGTATGCGCTCGTGTCGGCCCGGTGGGTGCTGGGCCAGAGCTTGCCGGAGTACGACCTCATGGGTTCGTTCGGCTGAGGAGGGGAGTGCTCGTGGGTGTGCTCGACTCCCTGGCTGGGAAGCTGGGTTTTCAGCGGCGTGAGGCGCAGTTGAGCGCCGCGCAGTTGGTGTTGCAGGACCGGTACGGGTCTGCGACGGGCGGGTCGGTCCTGGTGAATCAGGACAGTGCGTTGCGGCATTCGGGTGTGTGGGCGGCGTTGCGGTTGCGCGCGAACCTGGTGTCGTCGCTTCCGGTGGATGTGTTCCGGCGGGTCGGCAAGGTGCAGGTGGAGGTCGCGAAGCCGGCGTTGTTGGTGGAGCCGGGCGGCCCGGATTGGTTGTGGTCGGAGTGGATGTGGGCCACGCAGTTCGATCTTGATCGGTACGGGAACACGTTCGGGAAGATCGTCGAGTGGGATGGGTTGGGGCTTCCTCGGCGGGTCGAGTTGATCGCTGCCGGGTTGGTGACGGTCCGCGGGTCGGGGTCGACGATCACGAAGTACCGGGTGGCGGGTGAGGAGTTCGACCCGCCGGAGATCTGGCATGAGCGGCAGTACCGGGTGGCGGGGTCGCCGATGGGGTTGTGCCCGATCATGTACGCGGCCTGGAGCATCGGCGGGTATCTGTCGGCGCAGAAGTTCGGCCTGGACTTCTTCGGGTCGGGTGCGGGTCCGGGTGGGACGTTGCGGAACACGATCCTGCCGGGGCTGGGCGATGATGTGATCGCTGAGGCGAAGGCGAAGTTCCGGGCGGCGACAGCGAACCGGGACATTTTCGTTACGGGCCGTGACTGGGAGTGGACGGCGGCGGAGGTGCCGCAGGCGGCTGCGGCGTTCATCGAGTCGCAGCAGTGGGGGACGGTTGAGGTGGCCCGCTACCTGGACGTTCCGGCGGATCTGATCGATGCTGCCGTGTCGGGGCAGTCGGTGACGTACGCGAACATGACTCAGCGGAACCTGCAGTTGCTGGTGATGAGTCTTGGTCCGGCGATCGGCCGGCGTGAGGCGGCGCTGACCCGGGCGATGCCGTCGAATCCACCCCGGTTCGTGAAGTTGAACGCGGACGCGCTGCTGCGGATGGACCCGGAGAGCCGGGAGAAGTTGCTGATCGCCCGGGTGTCGGGTCGTGTTCTGGCGCCGTCTGAGTCCCGGGCGTTGGATGATCTGCCGCCGTTCACGCCTGAGCAGATCGCAGAGTTCGCGACGTTGATGCCGCCGAAGCCGGGCGCACCGAAACTGCAGCAGTTGGATCAGCCTTGGGAGGTTCCGGCATGACGGTCCGTGACGAGTGGGTTCGGGCGGCGGCGGCCCGGGGTGAGGCGACGGTGCAGCGGTCGCATCGGCCTCGGCAGCGTCGGTGCGCTGAGGAGCCTGCGGCCCGGGGGGTGGCGCCGGCGACGGTGGAGACGCGGGGGAAGTGCACGCCGAAGAAGCGTGACGGCCTGGATGTCGTCGAGGTTGCGGGGCACGCGTCGGTGTACGAGCGGGCCTACGAGATGTGGGACATGTGGGGGCCGTACACGGAGATCGTGTCGGCTGGTGCTGGGGCTGACACGCTCACCCGTTCACCGGTGGTCGAGTTCGCGTTGAATCACGGCCGTAACGGTGCGGCGCCGATGGCGTCCACCCGCAACAGCATGTTGGAGCTCAGCGAGGACGACATCGGCCTGTTGTATGCGGCGTTCGTGGACCCGGCGCGCGGCGACGTCACCGACATGATCCTGGCGTTGGAGCGCGGCGACCTGGCTGAGGCCTCCTTCAAGTTCTCGATCACGTCGGGGCAGTGGTCCCCGGACTACACCGAGTTCCGGATCAACGCGTACGACCTGGACCGCGGCGACGTCAGCGCGGTGAACTTCGGCGCGAACCCGGCGGCGACGTCCGGTGTGCGCGCAGCGAGCCGCCCGGACACGTCCCGGATGCGCGCCCTGCTGGACCTGGCGATCGCCCAGTAACACCCCCCACCGACAACCCCGTGTGGCCGCCGGCCGTCGCGGGGTCTTGGCCATGCCCACGTCTCGCCGCCGCCGCCACGCCCCTCGGGGCCTGCGCGATGGGGCCAGCACCTGCCGGACGGCCGCACCACACCCCCAACAACCCAGAGGAGCAACCAGCCATGACGCTGGAGCAGATGCTTGCTCAGGCCCGGGAGCGGCTTCAGGCACGCCTGGCCACCCGGCAGGAGCAGACCGACGCGCTGACCGCGCTGCGGGCACGCCTCGACGGCGACAACGCCCCGACCGACGAGGAGGTGCAGGCGGCCATCACCGCCCGTACCGCGACCGACGCCGACATCGACCAGCTCGACGCCCGGGCCCGTGAGCTCGCCGCCGAGGTGGAGCGGGAGGCTGCGATCGCCCGCCTGCAGGGGGAGGTCGGGCAGGTCGCCCGCCGTGTCCCCTACGGTGAGGGTCACACCGGTACCGAGAAGCGCACGTACAGCCCGGACAACGGCCGTGAGGGCGTCGCGTTCCTGGCTGACGTCGTGGCCCGAATGGGTGGCGACCTTGACTCGGCGCAGCGCCTGCAGCGGCACATGGCCGAAGAGCGGGTGGAGCGGGCGCACCTGGTGGAGCGCGATGTCGGCACCGGAGCGTTCGCCGGCCTGACCGTCCCGCAGTACCTGACCGACCTGGTCGCGCCTGCGGTGGCTGCCGGCCGGCCGATGGCGGACAACTGCCGGAAGCTGCCGCTGCCGGCGTCCGGGATGACGGTGAATATTTCCCGGGTCACCACGGCGACGGCGACGGCGGTGCAGGCGACGGAGAACGCCGCGGTCCAGGAGACCGACATCGACGACACCCTGCTGACGATCAACGTGCGCACCATCGCGGGTCAGCAGGACATGTCGCGGCAGGCGATCGAGCGGTCGGTCGGTACCGAGCAGGTGGTGATCGAGGACCTGGCACGCAGGTATCACACGAACCTCGACAGCCAGATCATCAACAACGACGGCACGTCGGGAACCCACCTTGGGATCCGGTCGACCACGTCCATCGTGGCGGTCACGTACACGGATGCGACGCCGACGCCGTCTGAGGCGTGGGGTCCGCTGTGGGACCTGCAGCAGCAGATCGAGACGGGCGTGTACCAGGCGGCTACGCACCTGGTGATGCACCCGCGGCGGTGGGCGTTCTTCTGCTCGGCGATCGGCACCAATCAGGCGATGCTCGGTCAGCAGGGTGTTGCCCCGCTGATGCTGGGTGCGGAGTCCAGCAAGCAGTACGGGGCTGGGGTGCGGGGCATCATCGCGGGCCTTCCGGTGATCGTGGACGCGAACCTGCCGACGAACGTGTCGAGCACGCAGGACGTGATCCTGGGTGTGACCAACTCGGAGCTGTTCCTGTGGGAGCAGCCCGGTTCGCCGTTGCTGATCCGGGCGGAGCAGACGGGCGCCGGGAACCTGTCGATCAAGCTGGTTACGTACGGGTACTCGGCGTTCACGGCGGGCAGGTATCCGGGTGCGCACGGCACCATCTCCGGCACTGGCCTGACCACGCCGACGTTCGGCATCGCCGCGAGCTGACCCCCGGAACCCCTGACCGGCCACCCCTTACATCCCCCCGAGACGGGGGCGGCCGGTCAGGGCCGGAGCGCCTGAGGAGGCAGCATGACCAGACAGAACGGCCCCCACTTCGACGAGGAATACCTTCGTCAGGGATCCCCAACGAACACCACCTACGCGGAGTCGATCCCGCGGTATGTGGCGGGCGGTGACATGGCGATCGCGGCAACCGGCGTGGAGCTGGCGATCGCGGTCCCGCTGCAGTACGGCGACCTGATCACGAACATCACGTTCGTGACCGGTGGTACGGCGGCCGGCACCCCAACCGCCGGGTACGTGTGTCTGCGGACCCCGGCGGGTGCGCTGCTCGCGCAGTCCGCGGACCTGGCGTCGACGGCGCGGGCCGCGAACACCGCGTATTCGATCGCGCTCGCGACGCCTCAGCTGATCTCAACGCCGGGCATGTACCTCGTGGGCGTCTCGTTCACGGCGACCACGATCCCGACGTTGCGGGGTGTGACTCTCGGCAATGCCATGGTGTCCGGGAACCTCGCTTCGCTGGGTGGCGTGGTGCTGGTGAAGTCGCATGGCTCGGCGGTGGGTGCGGTGGCTCCGGCGACGGTGGCGACGCCGACGACCACGGCGTCCCTGCCGTACGTGGTGCTGACGTGAGCGCCGAGCGGAACGCTGCGGCAGCCCGGGAGGTGGCGCGGCGGGATGCGACGGTGGCGGCTCTGCGTCGGGAGCGCGCGGCGATGGATCTGCATGGGAAGGCCGCCCGGGTCGAGGCGATAGACGCGGCGCTGGCTGAGCTCGGCGAGCTGGTCGAGGTGCCGGCGCCGGAGCAGGCGGCGCCGAAGCGTCGGCGGACGGCGGCTGCGGACTGATGGTCGAGAAGGCGCCCGAGGTGGGCTGGCAGGTGCTGGACCCGGACGGGAACGTGGTGGCGTCGGGGCCGGTCTCGGTGGCGGAGATGACGAGCGAGACGAGGGAGGCTCTCAGTGGCGGCGATTGATCAGGGCATGGTCTCCAAGATCCTGAACGCGACGGCGCCGGTGG